GTGCGGCCTGCGACCGCGGCGCGGGCCCTGGCCGCCGCCTCCGCGCGCTCGTCCGGATGGGCGAGGGCCCACCGGATGAGTTCCGACGCCTCGGCCGGGCCGGAGTAGGACGGGAGCATGGGGAACAGCTCGTCGGATTCGGGGCGGGGATCCCGGGCGAACCACAGCCCCGATGCGGCCATCTCGATCTCCCTGGGGCCGCAGGCGATTCCCTCGCCCTCGTGGGCTGCCTCGGCCTCGACCCGGTAGAAGTTGATGCCGGTCCGGGACCGCCGGTAGATCGCCGCGGTCTCGGGATTGTCGACGCAGTCATCGGCGTCGGCGGCGGTCCAGTCCCGCATAGGCGAGTCCTCCGGGAGGTCCATCCACAGGCCGGCCAGGCGGACGTTCAGCCCGGCCAGGTCCATCTGGTTGAAGAAGGCGGCCCTGCTGGGGAACCCGGTGCCGACGAACGCCAGGTCGTATTCCGGGGTGCTGCCGGGTGCCGCGGGGTAGTGCACGGATTCCCGGTATGCGTGGGGCGTGTAGTACGCCGGGCCGATTTCCCGGTAGGCGGCGAGGTTGACCGGGTCGTTGAGCAGGATCAGGTCCGCGTACTGCGCCACCTTCAGCTGGAAATCATCCTGGTAAGGACTTTCCGTCATCAGCATGACGATCTTGTGCCGGCGGCTGCGGAGGATCTCCAGCAGCCACGGCTGCATGAAGAACGCGGAGGTGCACAGGATCACGTCGGGCCAGAACCGGCTGGCGGCGGCCAGGATCGGGTCGAGGGCGAGCCGGCTGGCCTGGTCGCGGTCCAGGTACTTCCGCACCTCGCGGCAGCCGCAGGGCAGGGTCCGCCCGGTTTCGGCGAGCGCGGAGTTGAAGAACCGCAGGGCCGCGTCGAGCGGGTATTCCTCGACCGTCTCGCCGAGCCCGGTCAGGGCCTCCGACCAGCCGTTGAACACGTCGGCGACGGACCAGCTCGGCCCGGGGTGGATCAGCAGCCAGCGCATTACACTCCAGTCATGTCCGAGACCGTGTTCCACCCAGGGGACGGTTTCGCGATCTGCCGCACGCCGTCTGTCAGCTCCCCGTGGTGGGAAGGGCCGCATTGCGCTACGTGCACCTGCGGCGCCAATCCCTCCACGCGGCTAGAACACGGCAGCTGGGTGACATGCGGAGGATGCGGCAAGGTCGGGATCGTCCCCGAACCTGGGCATGAAGCCGATTTCATGCCGTCAGGCACTCGCGTGACCACCGATGGGCAGGGCCGTACAACGTGGCACTTCCCGGCGTCTTAGCCCCGGGTGGATCAGCAGCCAGCGCAATTAGACTCCAGACATGGACAAGGCCGAGAGGCAGCGCCAGCGCGAGCGGACGCGCCGGATGGGCGAGCTGGCTTACGCGGTCTACCGGCAGTGGTGGCGGCCGCTGAAGAACCGGCAGCGTCGCTGCGAGATGGCCGCCCTGCTAGCTGAGGACGAGCAGGAGCGTCAGGCCCCCTTAGCCCCGCGCGCGGAGCAGGAGGCGCTCACCCGGTCATCGCCGTGACCCCGGCGATGCCCGCCCACGCCTTCCGCATGCCGCGGGGCTGCGTCCACCCCTCCGGCTTGCGGGCCTTGACGAACACGCCGGGCGACATCGGGTCCGGGTCGGCGCGCAGGTCCAGGACGTCCATCCCGGCCGCGGCCATGATCTCGCCCATCGCTCCCACCGTGAACCGCCAGTGATCGGCGGGGTATCCGTGGTACGGGAACCCGGGCCCCCGGGTCGTCAGCACCAGCAGCCCGCCCGGGGTCAGGGCGCGGATCATCCCGGCCATGGCCGCCTGCCAGTCCTCCGCGTGCTCGAGCATCTCGGTGCTGATGACGATGCCGGGGGCCGGGTCCAGGCGCGGCAGGTCGGCGGCGTCCCGGACCTCATCGACGCCGGGGCCTTCGCTGATGTCGGTGCCGGTGTAGGATGCGGGGCCGAGCGCCTCGACGGCGGGGCGGACGGACCCGTTGACGTCGTAGGCGCCCGCCTCGATGACGTGCGCGCCTTTCACCTCATCCGCGGTCAGCGCCGTGCTGGCCCACGCGTACGCCGACGGGTGCATCTACGCCCTCGCCTCCTCGCGGATCTCGGTGCCGTCCAGCGTGCGCACAAGGTCCAGCAGCCGCTCGTCGCCGTACCGCTCGACGTACACGACCACGGCGCAGTCGGTGTTGATGTCGATGATCACCCGGCGGACGTAATCCCCGTCGCGGATGATGCCCGCTTCCTTCAGCGCGTCGAGCACCTTCCGGTTACAGCTGTGGAGCCGCTGCGGGCGGTCGGGCTCAGTCATGCCTCTCCTAGGTGCCGGTGAACGTGTCGCACTGCACGGTGAACTCGACGGTGGCCACCGCGCCATCCGTGCGCTGCTCCTGCCGCAGCGCATGCCGGCCGATATGGGAGTCGCCCACCGTCCCGGCCAGCCTGCGGTCCGCCCGGACGACCGCCCCGCACGCGGCGAACAGCGCGTACGCGCGGGTGCGGGCGGCGGCCAGGTCGTTCTGCCCGTTCATGACCAGGGCGGCGCACCGGATCGCGAACAGCTCCCGGTCATCCGCGTCGCCGAACACCTCCGGGTTCACGGTGGCCTCGGCGGCCAGCAGGTCGGACATCTGCCCGTGCCAGCCGACGAGGACGGCCTCCAGCGCCGGCGATCCGGTGACCTGCGGGCCGTCGCGGATATCGGTGCCCGGGCCGGCCAGGGCGGGGGCGGCGCGGAACGCCGCCAGCAGCGCGGCCATGGCGGCCGGGACCTGCGACGACCAGGCGGCCATCAGGCGATCACCGGCCGCGGCGGCCCGAGCCATTCCTTGGCCTTGCCGGGGATGGTGAAGAATTCCCCGGGCTGCCGGAAATGCTCCTCCTGGCCGATGACCCCGGACATGACGGTGCCCTGCCCGCGCTGCGTCTCCCACACGTGCTGCAGCACGACCAGGGCGCCGCGCTTGTACCTGGCCGGGATCGCGTTCAGCCCGGCGGTGTAGATGACGTCGACGAGGCCGGTGACCGGCGGGCCGGCCATGACCCGCACCGTCCCGGACGGGCTCACGCGCATCTGGGTGACGTCCCAGGTGACGACGCCGTCCCAGGAGGTGACGGAGACCAGGGAGATCACCGGCGCGGACCGCAGCCGGAACCGCTGCCCGTACCCGTACCACCCGTAGCCGTAGCCGTACCCGTAGCGGCGCAGGTCGAGCGTGTCGGTGACGGCGCGGCGGACGATCACCTCGTGCTTGTATTCCTCGACGGCGCCGGTCACCCCGGCGATGTACTCGCGCAGCTCGTCGTCGAACGTATGGTCAGCGAGGGACATGTTCAGCTGGGCCTTGGCGTCGGCGAGGGACACCATCGCGGGCCACGGGGTGGCGGCGACGTCGAACTCGTCGTCCCAGGCGGTGACGGGCCCGGTGGTGACGGCGTGGGCGGTGTGCCGCCCCGGCACGGTGGTCTGGTAGCTGAGCCGGTACTGGCCGGGGACCGCCGCATCCGTGATCGCGGGGACGGCCGTGGTCCCGTCGGGCAGGGTGATCGTCAGGGTGGCGGTGGCGGCGTGGGCCAGGGCGCCCGTGCCGTCGTAGACGTCGAACGCGATGGGGTACATGCCGCCGGCGGAGACGGTCACGGCTTGCCTCCCTCGGCGTGGGGTAGCGGCATCTGTCCGGCTTCGGCGTGCGGGGCGGTCATCTGCCCCGCGGCGGCGCGGGCGGCGGCCAGGGCGGCGGTCCCGGCTTCGGCGTGCGCGGCCGCCGCCTGCCCTGCGGCGGCGGCCGGGATGGTCATGGTGCCCTGCCGGGCGGTCCCGTAGGTGACCGGCGGCGGCGGGACGATGAACGGCGCCGAGCAGATCAGCGGGAACGTCGGCGGCCACCGCACCGGCGCGGCCACCACCACCGGCCGCGGCGTCGTCAGCGCCGGCGCGTCGGCCAGGGAGCCGCGGGAGATGACCGGGGGCTGCGCCGCGGCGAGCTTGACCGCCTGGGCGACGACGACCGGCTGCGGCGTGACCGCTGCCGCCGTGACGGGCGCGGCAGGGTTCGCCGTGATGACTGCGGCCTGCGGCTTCCCCCACGGGGTGACCGCAGTGGCCATTACCACGACCGGGAGCGCCGTCGTCAGGACCGGGGCGTCCGCGAGGGAGCCGCGGGAGATCACCGCGGGGCGGGGCGGTACCGCCGCCGGCTGCTGCCACGCGACGAGCGGGGCCGGCGTGGCTGCTGCCGGTGCCGCGGCGGGGATGAGCGGTGCCGAGGAGACCAGCGGCGGGACCGGCCGGCCGAAACCGGGCGTAGCCGCGGGCCCGGTGACCAGCGGCGCCGGGGTGGTCAGGACCGGCAGGTCGGCCAGCGACGACCTCGAGGTGAGCGCCTGCTGCGGCGGCACCGCCGGGGGCTGCGCGGAGACGACGACGGGTGCCGGGGCGGCCTGCGCTGGCGCCGCGGCGGTGACGGCCGGCGCGGCGGCGATGACCGGCGGGCGCGCCGCCCCCCATCCTGGCGTAGGGGCGGCTACGGCAATCAGGGGAGCCGGGGTGACCGGGGTCGCGAAGTCCTGCAGCGAGGCGCGGGCCGTTACCGCCGCGTTCGGCTGCCCGAACCCAGGTGCCGCTGCGGCCTGCATGACCTTCGGCGGCTGCGTGGTCAGGACCGGGGCATCCGCCAGGCTGTTCCGGCTGACGGCCGCCGGGACCGGGGTGCCCTGCCCGGCGGTGACCGCGAACGCCAGCCGGTCCCGCGCCCCGGAGATGACGAACGGGCCGCGCTTGAGCAGGTCGGGCGCGTCGGCGAGGCTGCCGCGGGAGATGACCGCCGGGGCGGGGTGGGCGCGCCCGTGCACTGCCACGGCCGCCTCCCTAGATCAGCCGGCGTACTGTGAGCGCATGGCCCAGTACCCGTCGCGCCTCGTCCAGCACCGGGCCGTTACTCCTGACGGCAGGCTGCTGACGGTCGTGACCATGCCCGACTACGCGCGCTGGCTGCTCTATGACTCGTTCAGCATCGACTGCGGCCTTGCCGATTACGGCGGCGGGCATGTTCTCGAAACCCGCGTGCTGCCTGACGGCGAATGGGAGCCGTCAGCCGTGGTCCGCCAGCCGGGGCGCAATCCGGTCGTGATCACTCGCGGAACGCTTTAAGCCAGCTTGCCCAGCAGGTAGCCCGGCTGCCCGCACCGCTCCAGCCGGTAGGACACCCGCCGGTTGGCCGCGTCGATCGTCAGCACGTCCCCGTCCAGGCGCACGTCGGGGTGCGACTGCCCGGCGCGGACCTGCCGGATCAGGCCCTCGCTGATCGCTACCACCGGGTCGGCGCGCTCCACGAATACCCGCCCGCCCGGATCGGCCGGGGTGCGGACGACGTGCAGCAGGCACTGCCCAGGACCCGGCGTGACGACCTCGCGGCCTAGCACCTCTCAAACCACATCGTCATGTTGGCGTTGACTGCGGCCGGGGCGGTGCACCGGCAGGTGATGCCCGCCGACACAGGGGTGTCGTGGGTGGACCCGAGCGGCCAGTCATAGATCACCAGGCCGCCGTTCGGGGTCAGCGTCCACCGGTCGAACGCGGTCAGCACGGTCGGCTCGAATCCTGCCGCGCTGGCGTAGAACGCGGTGAACCCCGGCGTGATGGTGCGGCCGTAGTTCTGCGTCGCCGTGCCGCACGTGGTGTTGTTGGTGTTCACGGTGCTGTTCGACGCCAGCGTGTTGTCGCACATCTCCACGAGCACCGGCACCGCCGAGGCGGTCACGCCATCGAACCCGATCCGGATCTTCGTCAGGTCAATGCCGAACGTCGCCGGGGCAAGGACCGTCAGGATCGACCGGGCCGTCGCGGCTGTCAGCGCCACGGGTGCCAGCGTCGTATATGAATAACCGGCCTTGGCCATTACGGACCTTCCTTGCTGCCGTAGTTACCAGTTCGCGGCCTGCATGACCGCCGCCTGCGGGACCACCAGCGGCGCCGGGGTAGCGCCCGCAGCCGCCGCGGCCGCAGCGAACGAGACCGTCTGGCCCGCGGACGTGTTCGCCGTGCCCAGCGTCCACGTCGCCGCGTACGTGCTCGACCCGTCCGCGGACAGGACGTACCCGATCGCCGTCGACGCCCCGGTCGTCCCCGAACTGCCCTTGGTGAACGGCGACGGCGGGGTCAGCGTCCCCGACCCGGCCATGCAGAACGTCAGGACCAGGTCACCCGCGGGCGGTGCCGACCCGAGCGCCGGGACGGGAGTACTCGTGCCCGAGGGCTGCGAGACGCTGACGGCCGCCCGGGAGATGGCCGCGGTCGCGCCGCGGAAGATGTCGACGGAGCACTCGGTGTTGGCCGCGGTCGCGTACCCGGTGACCGTGATAGTCGAGCCGTCCGCGATCGCGCCCGGGGTGACGAACGCGAACGTCTGCATCCACCGCGTCGACAACGACCCCAGCTCCGTCTCGGCGATCGTCGTGTAGTTCGTCGCGTTGACGCTGTCCTGCGCCGAGATCCCGTTCGCCGTGTGCCCGGTCTGGGATCCGGCGGCCACGATGATCAGGTCCCCGGCCGCGATGCCCGTCCCGGAGGGGATCGTCGCCGTGCAGCTGGTCGTGCCGCTGGTCGTGTTGGTGATCGACGCCGAGTTGACCCGGGTGATCGCCACGGCAGCCTCAGATCAGCATCGTCGTCTTCATGTGGCCGGCCTGCGTTTCACTGCGGTGGCACGCACGTCCGCCGGGGACGGCTGCACGTCCACCACCACATCCGCCCAGCCCGCCTCCGCCAGGACCCGCCCGAGCTCGGCCGGGCGGATGTTCGCGTAATGCTCCCCGGGCAGCAGCCGGAACTCCCCGTCCACGCCCGAATGCGGCGGGCGTCCCGGAGCCGCCGTGGTGACGATGAGCCGCCCGCCCGGCGCGCACGCCGCGTATGCGGTGCGGCAGATCGCCCGCCACGCCGCCGCGTGCTCGAACAGCTCAGCCGCGATGACGACGTCCCAGACCTGGCCGCGAGGATCCCAGATGGCAGCGTCCGCGAGGATGTCCACGCCGACGTCGCCGAGGCGGTCCAGGACCGTGTAGCGGGCGGCGGCGGGAAACAGCTGCCGGGGGGAGCCGTTCACATCGCGGCCGCCGATGTCCAGCACCGTCACCGGCTCAGTGGTGGCGTGCTTCGCGATCCACCCCATTGCCTGGTCATGCACCGGCGTGCCCGTCAATCAGCCGCACGCGCGGACCCCCTGACTTATCACTCCGCCACCGCGCCCGTGCATCACGGTGTCGACGGTCTCGGGATGCTGGCTGAGTACGTCGCAGTCACATAGGAGCGCGCGGCCCGTCTGCCGGTAGGAGCACTTCGGGTGATGCTCAGCCAGCCGCGTTGCCGCTGCCAGTTCCCAGGCGCGCGGGAAGTCGACGCTCATCCGGCATGCTCCGCCAGCCGCTTCTCGAACAGCGCCTTGTCCGCCTCGATGTGCTCCCGGCCCAGCGCGTACGTGCCGTCGTCGGCGGCCAGGCCCCACAGCGGGTGCAGGTGCTCCACCCTGGAATGGATCGCCATCACCCACGCGCCCCGCTGCTTCGCCGCCACCACTATCTCGTCATCAACAAACCAGTGACCGTACGACTCGTGGGCCACGGTCCCCGGGCCGTCCCAGGAGGCGCCCTGCTCGTCGATGTAGGCGCGGCGGACCAGCGGGTGCGGCGAGTGCTCCCCGGCGGTCACCCGCGGGTTGTGCAGGTCGTTGGTGCCGACCACGTCGGCTCCGTCGCGGGCGGCGTGCTGCGCCTGGTCCAGCCAGCCCGGGTGGAACTTCACGTCGTCGCCGGCGAGCAGCAGCCACGGCTCGCTGGTCTTCTCATAGCCGAAGTTGACCTTCTGCGCGAACGTGCCGGGCAGCCAGGCAGCCCCGTCCCGCAGCGCGGGATACGGCAGGACGGTCGCCCCGGCTTCCAGCCACGCGTCCGCCGTCGTCGTGTCAGCGTCGTCAGCGATCGCATACACGGTGGCCAGCGGCGCGCCGGACGCTCTCAGCGACTCCATGAACGGTGCCGCGTTCTGCGGGCGCCCCAGCACCGGGACGATCACCGCCGTCTCCTCCGTCGCCGCAGGCACCGGCGGGACCAGCTGCGACAGCGCCACCTGCCCGTAATAGTCGTCCTCGGCGAGCCACAGCGTCTTCTGGTGGCTCGTCTTGACCCCCGTGTGGACGTGCACGGGGATGTTCAGCGCCCCCGCGCGCAGGCACAGCGACAGGTCCTCCGACACCACCTGCTTCGTGGTGGTGTTCGGCACCCGGTCATACCAGGTGCCGTACTCGGCCTCGATCCGCTCGAACACCGACCGGTGGACCAGGACGCACGCCGCGCCGGTCCCGGCGACCCGGACCAGCTGGCCCGGCGGGTACTTCCACCGCACCGAGAACCCCATCTGCCCGTCGTCCAGGACGGTCCAGTCGAACACGGTCGGCGCGGCGCGGCACCGCCACCCCCCCATCCCGTCGGGTTCCTCTTCCTTCTGCGTGAACGCCAGGCCCCCGACGACCGGCCGCTCCACCGGGTCGGCGGCGGCGAGGAGCCGGTCCACCGTGTCCGCAGCGAACCCCATGTCCGTGTCGATCCAGAACAGCCAGTCCGCCAGGCCCTCCTTCAGGAACAGCCGCACGGCCTTGTTCCGGGCCTCGACCAGGCCGTCAGTACCGCATCTCATCGCCACGTACCCGCCGCGGATGATCCGCCCCTCATGGCACATGTCGTAGCCGATCAGCTCGATCATGCTGTGATGCCAGGAGTAGGCGACGTCCTTGCCGTTGTAGACGTAGGCGACAGCGACGGCGGTCGCCCGGTCCGCCTCCTCCGGTGCCGCCTGGCGCTCCAGGAACTCGCGTTCCCGCCCGGGCAGCGGTTCCACGTCAGCCATGCGACGCCCGGTTGTGGTCATCGAGCCTGGCCGCGCGCACGATCGCGAAACAGGCAGGACATTCAATCGCGACCGGCGGATCGGTCACTAGTTCGGGCACCTGGAGGAACAGCGGCGCGCGGATATCAGTCACGTCCGGCCTGCTTCCCGAACCCGAACGCGCGGGCGGCGGCGGGCGCGCGGTGCGCCGGCTGCCACGCCTGCTGGGTGCTGGCGGCGGTGCAGTTGATCTCCGTCCGGGCAGGCCCGGCGGCTGGCTGCGCAGGCGGCGCGGCGTCCAGCTTGCGGTACTCAGACGCGACCGCGTGAATCACCGACGCGAGCAGCCTGGCCGGGCTCGGCAGCGTCATGCGCCCGCCCCGCGCCGCGTGCTCCGCTTCTCGCCCGGCGCGGCCGTCGCCTGCTCCACCGGCGGGTCGGCCAGCTCGGGCGGCGCCACCGAGTACGACACCCCGTACCGGGCGTCCGGTGAGAACACGTCCTGGGCGGCCTTCACCACCGGGTCATCCGCGGGCCAGTGCTGCCCGCCCTGGACGAAATGGCGGCCGCCGTCAGGGGTGGCCACCTGCGTGCTGTACTTCGCATAGACGACGTCCACGTTCTTCTCCCAGGTTCGGTGGCGGCCCGGGGCACCTGGGGGAACCCCGGGCCGCCAGTCTGCTCAGGCGCCGGTCATCGACGCGCCCAGCGCGTTCAGCTGCACCTCCGCCGCGGCGGCCAGGGCCGTCTGCCCGTTCTCGGTGAAGATCAGCCACTGCGCCATCAGGGTCTGGATCACCGCGCTGCACGAATCGCCCGCGGGCTGGTAGACGGCCAAGGCCCCGCCCTCCCCCTACTCGACGCCGAGGTCCGCCAGTTTCGCGTTCACGGCGGCGACAGCGGCGGCGTCGCCGTTGCTGACGGCGATGGCCCGGTGCGCGAGGAGGTTCTGCACCACCGGGTCAGTCGACGCCGCGGCGCTGCCCAGCACCGGCGGCGGCGGTGCTGGTTCCTTCTTCGGCTGCGGCTTCGGGTCGGCCTTCTGGTCAGCCATCAGGAGTTCGCCACCAGGAGGCGGAAGCCGGCCGTATTGCTGGAATCGCTACCGATCCTCGCGTAAGCGAACCAGCCTCTTTGGCCGGTTGGCACGGCCGGGCCGCCGCCAGCGCCAGCGGTAACCTGCTGAAAGAGCTGAGGAATCAACTCAACGCTCATCCCGCCATTTCTCGCGATGACGAAGTTGCTGAAGTCCCCGACGACGGCCTGGCCCTCGGCGGTGGTCGTCCACGTGGTGCTGTCGGGCATGTACGCCGACTCGTAGACCGGCTTGTTGAACAGCTGGTCCGCCCAGCCCTCCGGCAGGTTGACGGTGTACCCGTGAAAAACGTTCGCCGTGCCGAGCTGCCGGATCCCGTTGTTCACCCCGATCGACATCAGCCAGGACGCGTTCCGCCGGTACTTTTGGGGCAGCGCCTTCCATACGTTGTACGGGTCCGCGGCGGTGAGAAGCCCGGTGCCGCTGGCGAGCTTCACCCGGTCACCGGACACCGCCGAGATGGCCGTCAGGATGCCCTTCGGCTCACCCGTGCCCGACCCGATGGTGAACTTGTTCACCAGCAGCTCGTCATACCCCTGCGCCAGCAGCGTCGACATCTCCGACGCGAACCCCGGGTAATCCATGCCCACTTCGATCGAGTAGGGGATGAACCCGCGGGCCATGTGCACCAGCACGGTCGGCTGCGCCAGGGTCGGCGAGTTGTCCGTCGCCGCCGCGGCCTCAGTCTGGAACGCCCAGGTAACACCCGCGCTGGACACGCCCTTCCATTGATTGGTATTCACGGTGACTTGCTTGGCGATCGACAGGAACGGGTTCCCCGACTCCTGCGCTGTCAGGATGATCGACGGGTCGATGAACACGGGGATCCCGAACCCGCCCGCCGTGGTCGTCCAGTCACCCAGGGCGCGGAACTCGTACCAGGCCTGGACCGCCCGGTTCTCCTCCGGCGTCAGGACCGGGTGGACGTCGGTGACCATCTTCATCCACGCCGTCCGGTAGTCCTCGTTCTCGGTGACGAGGATCCGGCGGGCGGTGATGGTGTCGCGGCGGAGCTGCTTCTCCACCTGGGTCTTCTGCGCGTCGGACAGGTCGGCGGCGTCGCGGGAGTCCAGGATCCGCAGCGCCTTGTCCCGGGCCTCGGGGTTGGTGAGGCGGCGGGTGTCGCCGGCGGGGTCGTCGAGGCCGTACCGGATGTTCGCGTAGGCCTGCTGCACGACGGCGGGCCGCCGCCGGAACACATCGGCGATCTTGGTGTGCTTGTCGAGCCGGTCCAGGATCTCGGTGCGGAGCTGCATCCCGAGGTTGAACGCGGACTCCTCGTCGTCGGTCAGGTCGCGCAGCTCGCCCTCGTCGGTCTGGTGCAGCGCCTTCAGGTGCGCGTCGAGGACCTCCGCCATCTTGCGGAGCTCGTCGGGGGTGCGGCCGCGCAGGTCGTCCATGCTCTCAGGCATGAACTCTTCGTGCTGTTCGGTGTCAGGCATACGGTTGTCTCCTCATGCGCCAGGCGCGGTCCCGCTGGGCCGCTCTGATGGTGGCTGGCGACGTCCCGCCGTTTCCTGGCTGCACGTCATCTTGCTTCTCGCCGCCGGGGGCGCTCCGCGCGCCGTCCCGCCCGGTGAAGTCCTCATCGAGATCGAGCCCGTCCAGCAGCGACCTGACCGCCGCGGTCGTCGGCTCGTAGGCCGGGAACACCACCGGCCCCAGCTCGGGGCAGTTCAGCCGCAGCAGGGTCCGCAGGTCCGGCTTCCCGGACCGCTTCGTCCACCGCTGGTCATCATCGCCGGGCGGCGTGAACCGGAACGACATGCCGTCCACGGCCCGGTCCCGGACCGCGTCCCGCACCGGCTGGATCAGCCAGTTATCGGACAGCCGCGCGGAGATGAACAGGCCCCGCTGGTCCTCGTGCGCGTCGTCGATGCGGCCGAGCGGCATGGTCCCGATCAGCGGGTGCCGGCCGTGCTCGAACATCAGCACGGGGGTCCGCTTCGCCAGCGACTCGGTGAACGCGCCGGGCGCGATCTGCTCCTCGAAGTCGCCCTGGTAGTCGGCGATGGTGGCCCTGCGGTTGAAAACCGCCGCGTACCCCTCCAGCGTCAGGCCGTCCCCGGTGCTGTCGGCGCGGGTGACCTCGAACGGCACCGACCGGATCAGCATGTCGTCGCCGCCGGGCCGCCGGGCGGGCCGCTCCTCGCCGCCGGGGTCGGCGCTGTTGCCCTCGCTGACACTGTGCCCGTGCTTGGCCATGGCCGCCTTTATCCGCCCCTTGATCGCCTTGAGCTGCTCAGGGGTGTACTGGCCCGCGTTCTTCGCCTGGTTGATGTAGGACCACGCGGCCTTCACCTTGTCCGCCGTCAGCGGGTACCGCTTGACGCCGGGCTTCCCGGACTTGCTGGCCTGGTTGCCGTCCGCGTCCAGATAACCGGGATCGGCGTAGGAAACGTCACCGTAAGGCTTCTTCGCGGCGGCCCGGACACTGCCGATCTCGGCCATAACGCGCCTCCGTATTTCAGGTCGGATTGCTGCTGACCTGGTAAAATACCGACATACAGCGGCCCCGGCGTGCAGCGAACACACCGGGGCCAGGCCATCCCCTAAGTGGAGGCGATGACCATGGCCCAACCTACGCGCGGATGCTCTGCCGACGGATGCACGCGCAAGCACAACTCCCACGGCCTGTGCTCAATGCACGGCATCCGCCTCGAACGACACGGCGATGTCAGCAATCCCGGTGCCTTCACCTACAGCGAGACCGGCCTGTGCACCGCTGAAGGCTGCAGCAGAAAGCACGTGGCCAAAGGGTTCTGCAGCATGCACTACCAGCGAGCCCAGGCCGGGACACTTGAACTCCCCGGCCAGTTGACCTGCCAGCGATGCGGGGCCACGTTCCCGCGCCCCTACAAGAGCAAGCCAGACGCGGTGCGGTTCTGCTCGCACGAATGCCGCTACGCAGTCCAGCTCGAAGACCACAAGGCCAACCGGACTGCCCGCAGCGCCTACCTGGCCACCTGGCGGAAACGCAACCCCGAAAAACAGGCCGCGAACAACCTACGGCGCAAGGCAGCCCGGCAATCTGCGGACATCTGCCGGGTCACCGGTCGCGACCTCATCCGGCTGGTCCATCGCTACCGGGGACTATGCGCCTATTGCGGCACCCGGCCCTACCGGCATTTCGATCACGTCATCCCGCTATGCCGTGGCGGCAGGCACTCCATAGGCAACCTGCTGCCTGCGTGCGTGACGTGCAACCTTACTAAGGGCCCCCGGTTGCTGGCTGACTGGCGCCTGCGTCCGCCGCTGCCGCGCCGTTTCCAGCGGTCGCTCCGCCGTTCGGCGACTGCTGCAGCGCCGCCGAACCTGGCTTTTGGAGCTGGACGCTGAGAAGGCCCCCGTGCTTGAGCAGCGACACGTCCTGGCCCCGGACCGCCGCCACCGCGCTCTCAGCAGTGAAACCTTCTTTGACATAACCGCAGATCGTCACGGCCTTCACCGCCTCGATGTCGGCGGCGTCCTTGGCGTCCTCCCGCAGGATCGGCATGTCCGCCGTGTCGAACCACAGCTCCGCGTCGGCCGGGACCGTCACCACCGCCGCCAGCGAGTTCGCCAGGTCCTGCAGCACCGGGTACACCCAGGTGTCCGCGAACATCCGCCGCGCCATCCCGAAATTCCCCGCGTTCAACGATGATCCGGCCAGGCCCTCGCTGATCCCCAGCAGCGCCGCCGGCACCCGCGACAGCACCGACAGCCGCGTCTCGTTCGCGCCCTGCACCGCCTTCAGGTCCAGCTCAGCGAGATTCGAGCCAATTACTGTCGCGTCCGCTGCGCCGGTCAGGTAAAGCGTCCTGTAAGCGTTGGCGACACCCGCGTGCTGCTCCTCCATGTCCGCCACCAGCTGCAGGAAATCGTTCCGGTCTATCGCCGGTATTCCCTTCACCACCAGGTTCGGGGTGGCCCCTTGCTCGAAGAACCTGATCTTGTGTTCGGATGCCAGCCGGTCGCCCTGCATCTCCCGGATCGCCGGGGTCAGCCACGACATGCCCAGGCCCGTCATCTCCGGATCCGGGAGCGGCGCCCAGTGCGCCACGTCTTTCGGCAGCAGGAAGTGGGGCTGCCCGGTGCCGATGCCCCGGTTGGCGTAGACGTAGCCGAGCAGTTCCGCGTCCAGCTCGCCAGACGGCCACTCCGGCTCCAGCTCCGACCCGTAGATGATCGCGGTCCAGTCGGGGCGCAGCAGCCGCAGCCTGCCCGGCTGCCGCAGAGCGTACGCGTTGCCCGCCAGCCCGGCGTGCCACTCCATCCGCGATATCAGGTCGCCCGTCGTGGACGAGCCGCCCCACGGCCGCTCGAGCAGCGCCAGGTCAGGGTTCCCGAACGTGCGCCGGGGCGTCGCCCGGTGCCACGGCGGGTTCCGGAACGTGAACCTGGCCTGGGACAGCACCAGGGCGCGGACCATCTGCGCCGCGAACGCCGGCGGGCACGCCTGCAGCGCCACCCGGTACCCCGGCAGGCTATTCGCGATCTCCGCCGCCCGGTTCCCCGCCAGGCTGCCCGGCAGCCCCGACCCGAACGGGTAGCTCGTGTTGCCGTAGGTGAACGACCCGGCCGACGGGATCAGGTAGTCGCTGATCCACGTGTCGATGCTGTACCGCTGCTCGTCGCGGCCGCGGCGGCCGGCGCGGGCATTGACCCGGTCAAGGACGCCCACAGGTGGCCTCCCTCGACCGTTTTAGGGTGCTCGCTGCCCGGCCTTCGCCGTCTGCCAGCCTTCGATGACCGCGGAGCCGGCCCAGGCCGCCGCCAGCCATGCGATCGCGCATGTCTTGTACGTCGCCCAGCCGAGGGCGAACAGGACCGCGGCGATCACCGTCAGCAGCACGCGGCCGGGATGCGCCTGCCGGGCCCGCCGCTCGATGCGGTCCAGCGGCACGCGCTCAGTCAAGGTGGTCACGATGCCTGCCCGTCTCCGCTTGTCTCCACTTGCCGGTACCGATAATCACCGAATACGGGCACTCTTCTCCTGATGACGGGGTAGACTTCGCGGTACGTGCCGTCCCGTCCCCTGCCATCCCGAGCCGTCCCGGCCCGCGCCGATCCGGACCGCCCCAGGCCCCGCCGCGCCCGCCCTCGCCCGCCCATGCCAGACCGACCCTCACCTCACTCAGGAGCCCCAAGTGCAGATCACCGTCAAAGCGATCGGCGTCAAGCCGTTCACCCCGCAGAACGTCGACATGGCCAACCCGCGCAACCCCTGGTACCGCAGGATGGCCGAACTGCGCGGCATCCCCAGCAAGAACCGCACCGACAAATGGCTCGACGACATGGAGTACGCGTTCTTCATGGGCGCGTTCTACGACCTGCCCGAGATCGACGGCATCGGCATCCCGGCCGAGAACATGCGCCAGTCCCTCATCGAGGCCGCCAAGATCACCCGGCAGGCACCACGCGCCAAGCGCGCCATCATGCTCGCCGTCGCGGCCGTGCCGCTGATCTACGACGGGCCGCGCAAACCCCAGGAACTGTGGGACGACGGGCACTACAAGCTCACCAGGATGATCCGCAGCAGCCAGGGGGGAGCATCACCCACGACCTGGCCGATCTTCCACGAATGGGCGCTGAAGGTCCCGTTTGAGCTGGACGAGAAGGAACTCAGCGTGTCTCAGCTCACCGAGATCGCCGAGCGTGCCGGGCGGCTGGTCGGCATCGGCGCGTCCCGCAAGCAGGGCTACGGGCGTTACGACGCCCTAGTCCAGACGTCCTGACCATTCCTGCCCGCGCCGGCCCGCCCCGCGCCTCGCCGAGCCCCCCCGCCCCCGGCCGGCCCGGCCCATGCCAGGCCAGTCCGCCCCTCACCTTTCCTCACATCCGGAGCAGACAATGACGGACCTGTTCTCGCCCCGCCGGCCAGACGGCCGCGCCGAATGGCGCGTCATCCACGACCACGCCGCCGAGCTCGCCTACGGCGCAGACCTCACCTTCGACGACATCGCCAAACTGCTCGACACCGACGACCGGGCACGCGCCCACCGCGCCGTCCGCCGCTGCAACCAGCAGTTCACCAGGGAGAACACGTCCCGCATCCTCGGCAACATGCGCGGCACTGGCTACCGGGTCCTGCGCCCAGCCGACTACGCGCCCGCCGCGATGGCCTACCAGGTCCAGGCCCGGCGGAAGATGACCAACGCCGTGGACCTCATGCGCGCCGCGCCGCTCAACGACATGACACCCGGGCAACGCGACTGGGCGCACAAGGTCTACCTCGTGCTATGCGACAACGAAAACCGGCTCCGCTACCAGGAACAATGGCAGTCCGAAGCTGAGAAGAGGCTGACCGAACTGGAACGCCGCGCCGGGATACCGCCGACGCTCACCGGCGAGGTCGTCGAAGACTAAACGACCCAGCCCTCGCCAGCCCTGGCCACCCCGCGCCGCGCCTGCCCGTCCCATGCCAATCCCCGCCTGTCCCGCCCGCCCCAGTCCGTGCCATCCCGCTCCTCACCTCACCTAACGCCAGCTCGCGAAGAATGGCGTCGGCGGACTCACTCCATGGCTCGCGTGGCCATGGCGAGCAAGCGTCAGCGCCTCAATCGGGCTGGTATCGGCCTTGGCGCCCCTCCACGACCACGCCCAGGCGTCGGACAGCGGGCGCGTCCGCGCCTCCCTGACCGCCGTGTCGAGCGGCTCCTGGCCCAGGTGCCGCCACCGGTCATTCGCCACGTCCTGCACCAGCGCGCCGCACGCCTGGGCATATTCGCGCGCGCCCACGACCTGCAGCCGCCGCTTCCCCGGCGGCGGGTCCTTGCCCGCCGGCACCACGGCGAACCCGCGCTCGATCAGCTCCTTCTCGAACGCCGCCGCCGCGCCGGCCCCGTTCATCACCAGCACGCACGGATCGTGGCGGTCCGCCAGTTCCACGAGCCGGTCCACCAGCCCCGCCGTCCCCGGGCGCGGCGGCT